TTCCACCCAAGCCTATATCTATCAGCAAATCACGCGAGTGTTACTCATGGACACAGGTGCCGGCGAAACTTTTATCTATAGGTACGATCCCGTGTATGCAAAACAATTAACCATAAACAAGGGTGTTGACAATGTGCTGTTGTTTGAGTTCATTAATCAACAAGAGAAACCGGTCAACATTACAGGTAGCACGTTTTTGTTCCGGGCCCTCAACACTGCTGGCGATCAAATTTTAGTAGAAAAACCAATGGTCATACTAAATGGCCCTACTGGACGTGCCAAGGTTACTTTAAACAGCTCGGACTTGTTGGAAGTGTTGGCTCAACCTGCTAATTATAGTATACAACGCACCAGCGGTAACTTAACTGAAGCAGTGTTTACTAATGCGCAAGCAGGTGCCCGTGCTCCAGCAACAATTGTAGACAGCATCTTACCACAATACGTTCCTAGTGCTCCTTTAACAATTCCCACAACCAAATTGAGTGCCCAAACCAGTCTAGATGGCACAGCCTGGGGAAGTTATAGTCCTGGCAGCTACTGGGCCGGTAATCCCAACGGTGGCAACTATTGGAACAGTTTTGCCAACACAGAATTTTACAGCAGTTTCATTGTACCGGTCAATGCGGTTACAACTGTGCAGATGACCTTGGTAGGTTACACTGGCACTATCAAGGCACAAGCAGCCGAAAATTACGAAAGCCTTTGGTATAATGTTCCAGTAAGTGGCATTGATGTTGATAGTTCAACTGGTAGCACCACGTTCTATAATGAAACTCGCACCATTTACATGAACATTATAGGATGGCATCCTATCCTTCGTTTGTGTTTTAATAACAGTATCTTTGCTGTGCCCGATCAACCTAGTTCACCAGCTATTGGGTATGCTACTACAGAAAATGGCATAGTGACCAGTGTTACTATTACCAACGGCGGAAGTGGTTATTTGGCTCCGCCCCAGATTAATTTCATTGGCGACGGTTCGGGCGCAACAGCAGTGGCCACAATAGATCAAGGCGTAGTGACCGGAGTTGAAGTAACCAATGGCGGTAGTGGATATTGGTATCTTCCTAATGCAGGTATGGGTGCCGGATTATATCCAAATAATCCTAATCAAACTGGTGCTGCAGTCATAATCAGCACAGGCTATGTAGTAAACCTCTTATATAGATAGTCCAATTCCTCTTGTAGTTTACCAATAAATCTGTTATACTTGTAACATGATTGATGTGATTTCTTTCCTTCCTGCAAAGCGTAAACAAACCAGTTCAGGTTGGATTAGTTTTAATGCGCCGTGTTGCGTTCATCGTGGCGACACACAAGATAAGCGGCAACGTGGAGGAATCAAACCCAATGCCGACGGCTCTTGGTCATATCATTGTTTTAATTGTGGCTATACTGCCAGTTTTGTATTGGGTCGTAATTTAACATTCAAAGCTCGTCGATTACTAGAGTGGTTAAATGTTCCACAAGAAGAAATTGAACGTGTCAATCTTGAAAGTTTAAAGCATAAGAGCATAGAAGGATTGCTTGGTGAACGACAGGCTATTTTACAACAACTACAAAATATCTCGTTTGAAGATAGAGATCTTCCAACAACAACGCAACCACTAAACGATACTGCAAAAGAATATTTGCAAAATAGATCTATACCGTTGGATTACCCGTTTTTGTATAAAACAATGCCACGTCCTGGAGTGGTGATTCCATTTACCTACAATAATCAAGTGGTAGGGCACACCACAAGATTCTTAGATGATCGCACACCCAGGTATATCCAAGATATACAGCCAGGGTATGTGTTTGGAACAGACTTACAGCACGATAACTGGACTAGTGTTATCGTGCTAGAAGGTGTGTTTGATGCACTCAGCGTCAACGGTCTGGCTGTGTTACACGCAGAGATCAACGATGCACAGGTTAGACTTATACGCAGTCTAGGTCGCGACGTCATTGTGGTGCCCGACCAAGATGAAGCTGGCATCAAGTTGATAGACCGTGCAGTAGAACTAGGATGGGCAGTGAGTATACCTGAATGGCCTGAAGGAGTTAAAGATGTAAACGATGCAGTAATTCGTTTGGGTAAGCTAGGTGCATTGATAACTATAATGCAGGCCCGAGAAACTAGTAAAATTAAAATAGAACTAAGGAAGAAACAACTTGTTAAAAGACTACGGACTTGATGTCCAAAAACTATTCTTAGAAATGATGTTGCAAGACGCAGAGAGTTATGTGCGTGTGCAGAACATTTACAATCCAGAAAATTTTGATCGCAGTCTAAGACCAGCGGCTGAGTTTATTGCTCGACACAGTGACCAACACAAGACACTGCCTACTACGGAACAGATCAGCGCCAGCACAGGAGTTAAACTCAATACAATTCCAGATCTAAACGAAGGGCACTTTGAATGGTTTATGGATGAGTTTGAAGGCTTTACCCGTAGGCAAGAATTAGAACGTGCAATTTTAAAATCAGCAGACTTGTTGGAAAAAGGCGAATACGATCCTGTAGAAAAATTAATCAAAGATGCGGTACAAATATCACTTACTAAAGACATGGGCACGGATTACTTTAGTGATCCTAGTGCTCGCATTAACAAATACTTCAACTCGGGCGGACAAGTAAGCACCGGCTGGCCACAGATGGACAAGATCCTGTATGGTGGATTCAGTCGCGGTGAACTAAACATTTTTGCTGGCGGTTCTGGGTCGGGTAAATCGCTAGTTATGATGAACATAGCATTGAGTTGGTTACAAGCCGGACTCAGCGGTGTGTATATCAGTTTAGAATTAAGTGAAGAACTGTGTGCGTTGAGAACTGATGCTATGTTGGCAGGAATGAGCACAAAAGAAATCCGCAAGGACATTGATCAAGCCACACTTAAAGTTAAATTAGTATCAAAGAAAACCGGGCAGTATCGTATCAAGGCACTGCCGGCACAAAGCAACATTAACGATATCCGCAGTTATATCAAAGAAGTGCAAGTGCAAACAGGTATCAAGGTAGATTTTATCATGTGTGACTACTTGGACTTGTTGATGCCAGTCAGTGCCAAAGTTAGCCCTAATGATTTGTTTGTCAAAGACAAGTATGTGAGTGAAGAATTGCGTAACTTGGCCAAAGAACTCAATGTGTTGTTTGTAACAGCCTCACAGTTAAATCGTAGTGCAGTGGAAGAAATTGAGTTCGACCATAGTCATATTTCGGGTGGTATCTCAAAGATCAATACAGCAGATAATGTGTTTGGTATTTTTACAAGTCGTGCAATGCGTGAGCGCGGCAAATATCAAATTCAGTGTATGAAGTCGCGTAGTAGTACCGGTGTAGGGCAAAAGATTGACTTAGACTACAACATTGAAACCATGCGTATTACAGATCCAGGCGAAGAAGCCGGACCGGTTAATTCATTTGCCAAAAACAACTTGCTTGATAGTATCAAAGCCAAAAGCACAATGATTACTGCTGAAACCATAGATCCTGACAGCGGTGAAATTGGCAAAATTACCGCAGATGTGCAAAGTGCTAAATTAAAACAGTTATTAGGGCAAATTAAAACCAATTAATATAATACTATTTTAGTGCGCGATCTCACTAAATAATAAAAAGGTTCTGGCCCTATGCAAAAGAAAACTCGCAGTTTATTAGAAGAATTAGACTCAATGTATATCGAGCGCGATCAGCGCCATGTCATTGAAAACCGCGCATCTAATGTGATAGCCAGTGCTATACGCTTGTTAGAACAGATCGATGAAAATTACAGCGCCGACGATGCTCAAAACCTACAGCGTAAATTGATCAACGCAATTAATCAGCGTGATCCTAGCAAATTTACTCGAACAGTGAGACGTACCGATGCAAATCCATGAAATAACTCTAGTCCAAGAGGGCATTGGTAGCGATATTAAAAATGCTGTAGTTGCTCCCTTTCAGAAAGCTGCTGCAGTAATGAACACTCCTGGTGCTATGACTAGTGCCCGAGGCTACGGCGATGCTATGAATAATTACTACAAAGGTCAAGTAGATAAAAATCAAGTAGGTATAGATGCACAAATAGCATCTCGAATAGCCCAACAAACTCAACAACGTGCCAAACAGTTAGCACAGCAATGGCTTCAGCAAGTTCAAGCCAAGAAACCCACTGGTCCAATACGAGCTGCACCAATCGCACCTACTCCATTAAAACCCACTGGCAAGTATGCTACTAACAAAAATGCTGGACAAATAGTCGAACCAACTCCAGCTGGGTTATTACCCGAGGCTGTTGCAGGCGCACCAACTCCAGCTGAGTTGGCCAAGTATCAACAAAAAGTTGCAGCGGCTTCTGCACCCAAAACTGGGTTTGGTGCTTTACCAGGATCTACTCCTTTACCTGGAAAGGTTAATCCTGCTGTAACTGCTAATCCAAAAACTGTTATGACTGGTAATCGTGCCAATGAATTTAAAGCCTGGGTTGATCACCAGTTAACTAGTAATGTGTCAGGAACTAATCAAACCATTGGCATGAATCAAGTTCGTCAAGACCCTGAAACTTTAAAAAAATTAAATGCACTGTTACCAACAATCATAATGAAAAATGACCCGGTTGCTATAGAACAGTATCTTACAATTGCTATGACCGCTATGCAAAAGTTGTCAGCTCAGATCAAACAACAACAAAAATCTGCAACTCCTGCTGGCAGTGCTAGGACGCAAATTACACCGTTATCTGCAATATTGAATCCCAGTCAAATCGACGATATTAAGAAAATGGCACAAGACCCAACCAAGGCTTATGCGATTAAACAAGCACTAGGTATTAAGTAATGCAGAATATTTTAGAAGGTGGCAATGTATTCAAGAACCAACATGGTCAGGCCCTAACACAGCGTATCAATCAAGCTGATGTTAAGCCTACCTTGGCTTGGCTTGAAGAAATGTTGCCGGGCCTAGATTTACAAAATAACACACTGGGATCTACTGGTATTAAAGACACGTCGGGCGACCTGGACATTGCTGTAGATGCCAATCGGGTTACCAAAGAACAATTAGAAACAAGACTTAAACAATGGGCCACTAGCCATGGATTTAAACCCGAAGACTATGTTCGTAAATCTGGCACAGCCGTGCATTTTAAAACGCCCATAGATGGCAGACCTGATCGTGGTTATGTGCAAACAGACTTTATGTTTATGAAAGATGTGCCTTGGTCAAAGTTTGTGTTAGGGGCCATGCCTGTAGATTCAAAATACAAAGGCCGCGAGCGTAATGTATTAATGAACAGCCTGGCCAAAAGTCTGGGCTACAAACTAAATCAAGTAAGTGGTATTGCTGATCGTGTAACCAACGAACTCATTACCAATGATCCTGATAAGGTAGCAAAATTATTATTAAACAAAACTGCTACCCGCCAAGATCTAGCCAGTGTTGAAAGTATTCTACAAGCAATTAGCACAGATCCTCAACGTGATGCCAAACTAGCAGACTTTAAACAGCACATGGAACGTGAAGGCTTACCATTTATGGAAAGCACAGATTTGCCACCGGTTACTGGCTACACTGAAGTAAACTTTCTGGCTCGCTTGCGTGATCGTATTGTTAATCAAGGTATGAAGGTCATTGTTGAAGCAGAAGTGCAGGGCGGTCGTGCCAAAGGCATCGAACACCTAGAAGACTATGTGTTCCGTAACGGCAGTGAAGGTATTAAAAAAGCCTTGGACATTGTAAAACACACAGCCGCAGATACAGGCAAAACTACCACAGTCAAATGGGACGGCAAGCCAGCATTAATATTTGGCCGTGATGCTACAGGAACATTTATCCTAACTGATGTTGCAGGATTTGGAGCCAAAGGTTACAATGGCCTGTTTACAAGTCCTCGACAAGTTACACAACATTTGGCCGCTAGAGATGCAGATGCGTCTGCATTGGGCAAACCTGCTACTCGAGTTCAAGATCTTGCTCCTATCTACAACAAGTTATGGGGCATGTTAGATGCCGCAGTTCCTAAAAATTATAGAGGATTTGTTCAAGGCGATTTGTTGTATATGGATACTCCTCCGCTAGAAGCTGGCAACTATGTGTTTACTCCCAACACTATAGAATACAAAATTCCAGCAAACAGTGATGTGGGCAAACGCATTGGAGCCAGCGATGTGGGCATTGCCATGCACACTAGATATGCTGAACCTGGTGCACCAAAAGAGCCCATTGGCAATGTAGAGTTTAAACGGGTTCCAGGGTTGCTGTTGTTAGAGCCAGTGTATGCCAAGGAAAATGTTCGTCCAAACAAACAATTAGTTCAACAACTCAAAACAGTTTATAGCACACAGGGTGCCGCGATTGATCAGTTGTTTGATCCTGCCGAGCTTCGAGCATTGCAAATTACTGACCTGCCTCGATTGTGCATAGACTATATCAACAGCCGTGTAGGCACAGGATTTGATAACTTACTAGCACAATTTGGTCCATGGCTAGAACAGCGTGTTACACCCAAGAAGTTTCAAAACATTGTGGAATACTTACAAAGTCCACGTAGTAATTTAAATGGAATGACAGCGGCATTCACTGCCTGGGGACTGTTACACGACATCAAGATGGACATCCTGCAACAGTTGGATCTACAGCATCCTGGACAAGAAGGTTGGGTCATGGCCACCAGTGCTGGTATGGCCAAGGCGGTTAATCGTCTAGCTGGTGGGTTTACTGCGGCAAACCGTCAAATAAACAATCCAGAACCGGCTGTAAACTCCTGATTTTTACCAAAAGGTATAAATAAAAGTAGGACCTCAGTGTCCACATACTAAGGAGATTTAAAAATGGCATCAATCACAATCGTTTCCGGTGGCGCACAACCGGTATTTGCAACCGACGTATTAAACGGTAACCCTGCTCAGTCAGCTTCATTAGCTGGTATTCCAGTTAACTTTGCTGGTCCTAAATTAGACTTTTATCGTTATGTTGCAGCCAACACAATGAACACACAAGGTCAAGTTAACGGCTATGTTAGTAACGTGTTGCAAGCTCTTCAGCAAGTAACTACAGTTGCAATGTATCAAGTTGATGGCGTAGCACTCAGCGTTGCTATCTATCCTACTGGTTCATTTGCTAACACAACAGTAGCTTTGGCCGCTGTTACTCCTGCTGATCAAGCTGGTACAAATGCAATGAACTCTGTTACCAATGCTGGTTTCAAGTTGACAACCTAATCAATTTTTTATTGATACTCAAAACCCACTTCGGTGGGTTTTTTGTTGACTTTAATACGGGCTTTGTTATAATAGCTTAAATACTCTACTATGATGGTTAGCAAAATTACAGAGCTCACAGTGTTTGAAAGTCCCGACGGTGGGCGAACAGTCTATGCTCGGAGTCCTGGCTCTGCCAAACGAGAACTGCATTGGCAAGATCCTAAACTGCAACAAGAACTCCGAGACTTAGAAAATTCAAAACGTTGGGTGGAAATATTTCAAGCTCGCCGCGATAATGTTGAACTTAACGATCTTTGTGAAAAAGTAGAACTACTATACGAATTACGAAGGAAGACCGAATGAAATTTGCCTGCCAGACCTTGTTTGATATTACTGCCACAGGCGTTACCGGACATTGTAAACAAAGCCGTATGCCATTTCAAGACCGTGCTGGACAAATTATTCAAGACGAAACATCATGGAACCGCAGTCGCAATCAACAGCGCAATTGGGAAACACTTACTCAGATTCTAAGTCTACGCACTCAGTTGTTTGATCTTACTGATCCAATATCAGATCAAACAGGTAGTTGCTGGATGTTTGAATTTGAAACCGAGGCAGATGGCATCTACGGTGATGAATCAGATCCAGTGCAGGTATTACGTGCAGATGCTGAAGGTGTGCCCATGCTACGTGAACTCAATAACGACCCAGATATTGAAACAGTTTTAGTCACCAAAGGTCCGCGACAGAATATTTGGTTTGCACCTATTTCCATAAATATGTAATGGAGATTAAAAATGGTTGAGCCAACTGACATTGAAAAGAAAAGCCTTGAAGCCCACGTGGAATTATGTGCTGAACGCTATAACGCCTTGGAAGATAAAATGTCAGCTATGAGCGTGAATATTGCACATCTTTGCGACATGGTAGCAGAAGTTAAAGCTACCATAAGCAAAATGAGTGAAAAGAACACCGATAGATTGATCAGTTGGGGCGTTGCAATTATTGGATTTTTAAGTGCTTCGACTATCTATCTAATATCACACTACGTTTTAAAATGAAATCTGACCAAGAATTTGAACGCATGTTCCGCCAAGAGTTCAAGGATGTCACTCCTAATTTAATTTGGCAAAATGGCAATGGAGAGTATCAAGTATTTGGCCACTATTGCATACAGCCTGAAAAATACGGTTACCGTGTAATATGTGGTGCTACAGATGTTGGTGTTTTTTCTCATACCAGAACAGCACTTAGCTGGTGTATAGCCGATAAACACAAAGCCTACAATACTGCCCGTGAACTATTGCTCACAGACAACAAATTAACAGCACTTACACAAGATAGTACTGTAAGAGCTAAAATTGGCGATCGTAGCCAAAACCCAGTATTACGTGAAACTATTTTAACCAAGTTAGAAAGTAAAATTATACAGAAAAAACAATTGGAAAAT